TTCCTCGGTTCGGAGCGTAGCGCAGCCCGGTAGCGCACTTGACTGGGGGAAATAGACCCTCAGCCCGAATTCTTCCCCAAAATCAAATCTTTATCGACTTCAGCAGTATCGTTCGTGGGATTTTTCGTGGGGCGCTCTGACGCGGCGTTGAGTGCATTTCTCACGTCGTCATCGACTGCGTGCGCATACTTCGTCGTCGTCTTGATGTCGCGGTGTCCGAGCAGGATCTGGGCAACCCTGAGGTTGGATTTGCGCAACACGCGCGTAGCGGCCGTGTGCCTGGTGTCGTGAAACCGGAAGTTTTTTACGTTCGCGTTCGGCACGGCGCGACGCATCGCCGACTTGAGGCCCGATTCGGTCAGCGGGTAACGCTGCCCTTTTATAAGGTTCTGCGGCTTCAAGGTCCGCTTGGCGGCAAACGTGAATACTTTTATGGGATGATGGTCCTTCTGCTTCCAGAGGAGATCGTAGATTGCATCCGACATGGGGATGGTGCGGATCTTGCCGCCCTTGCCAGTGACGGTGAAGCGCTTCGAGAAGAAATCGACGTGCGTCCATTCCAGGCCGAGGATCTCCATGCGGCGGCAGCCGCTGAGGAATGCAAACTCCACGGCGTCATCGTAGCCGCGCTCGAGCTGCTGCATTATCGCGTCTTCTTCATCGATCGAGGCTTCGCGGACCCGCTCCTGGGGCTCCTCGAGCATATGCTGTCCGAAATCAAACTCCGCAACGGCCACTTTCCAAACGTTCTTCGCGCGGAGGAGAATCTCACGCAGCGGCTGGGTGCAGGTGCGGTTGACAGTTGCTGGGCTGACGAAAGGCGCTTTTGGGTTTCCCTTGATGCGCTCGCCACGGCGTCGAGCGACCAGGCTGGCAATCACGCTGTCGGTTATGGCGGTCAGGTTCGTCTTCGCGCCGATGTGTCGCTTCAGCCATTCGAGATTTTTTAGCGTGGTATCGGGCGCAGCATTGTGCTGGCCGATTTCCATCCACCAGCGGGACGTCGCTAGATCAAAGGTCAGCTCTTTGCCGAAGAAGGCTTCCCGCTCGGCTAGTTCCGCCTTGGCTTGCTCTTTTCGGACCTCTTCGAGGCGGACTGCCTCTCGCTTCGTCGTTGCACCAGTATCGCCTGAAAATCGACGACCCCGTAGGACGAAGTCATAGGAATAGGTGTCCTGACCCTTTCTTTTGTAGACCGACATTTGGCGGAGCGCTCCTCGATGAATGCGGACAGATCGGCTTCTGTGTAGCGGCGTGTCGGTCTTTTTTTGCCGAGACCGATGTTAATCCACCTCAGGAGACCTTCGTCCGTCAAGTCTCGGAGCTGGCGGGTCGAGATGCCGAGGCGCCCGGCCGCTTGCTCGGGAGTGAGCAATTCCACCGTCATGGAGTTGTCTCCGCACACTCGAATGCCCGCCTGCTGTTGTGTCCGAGCATGCTGCGCTTGGCTAGCTCGCGGCGCCGAGCGTTCTCCTTACGCGTCACCAGCTCCACATGCCCGGCGTCTGGCCGGACGCATCGGCGATTCCTGCAGGCGTGGTCGAGTTCCTTCTTGCCTGGAATGAAGCCGTGTTCGTTGGTCCACATGACCTTGTGGACGGCGACCGTCTGGCCGCTGAGGCTCATGCGCGGGTAGTCCTTGCCGCGGCCGGTCTCGCCCGACGTCGGCCCGGTCCAGTTATAGCAACCGGTCACCGGGTCGATCTCGACGCGCGCCATGATCTTTTCGCGGATCTGGTCGCGGCGACTACTCATGCGGCGGGCTTTCCGGCAGTGGACGCCAATGACTGGGGGGCGTCGGCATACTCTTCCTCGTCGCCAAGGTGTGAGCCGACAGCGTTCAGGACCAACGGTTCAAGCCAGCAACCGCCGTTCCATTCAGTGACCACCCATTGTCCGCCGACAATCTCATCCGTCGGGTCGCCGTACTCGTCGAGCTTTACAAGTGGCCACCATGCGACGATGGGTTGATCGAGGGGAGCGTCAACGATCGCCCGATCGGGAGCTACCGCAAGCAGCGTCGACAGTCCCACTTTCGCCGTCGTGGCGTTGAACTTGGCGGGCACAGCTTCGCCGAGAAGATCTATGCCTTCGTGCATTGCGATCAGGTCGGCACAGATGACGACGTCAGCGAGTTCTTCGGCAAGCTGTTCCTTGGTCGCGCGCGAGCCCGCGATGCCCAAACGCTCGCGATCGAGTTTCTTGATGACGTTGCAGGCTTCGCCCACTTCGCCGGCCAGTTCATTGCCGCGAAAGGACAGTGTGATGCGATTGTCTTGATCCCATTCTTTCTGTCGGGCGACGTTCGCTTCGCGGAGCGTCGGAAATCTCTGGCTCATGGTCGCCTCCTAGACGCGCATTGGCATGATGATGGTGTGGGTGTCGGTCTCGCCTGGCTTGCGCAGGAGGATCGGCGATGCGGGGTCGTTGAAGTCGAGTTCGATCTCGTCGGTGTCGAGGTGATCGATCGATTCTCGGAGGTAGGCGCCGTTCATGCCGACGACAAACTCGCCGTCGCTGGTGGCGTTCACGACGTCCTCGGCCTCTCCGGCGTCGCCCGGCCGAGAGGTGAGCGTCGCTGACGTCTGGTCGAAGGTGAAGCGGACGGCGTTGCCCTTTTCCGTGTTGACGGTCAGCACACGGGCGATAGCCGCCTTCAGTTCGGCGCCACTGATCCGCGCGCGGATCTTGTGGCCGGGCGGTGAAAGACGGCGGTAGTCTGGAAAGGTGCCCTCGACGAGCTTCGAGACGATGACGATGCTTCCGGCCGCGAAGCGGATGCGGAACTCGGAAAGGGAGATCGAGAGCGTCTCATCCTTCGGCAGGTGCTTGATGAGCAATGGCGCCGTGGTCCTGGGGACGATCACCTTGGGCATGCCCTCGATCGGATCATCAATATCTGACGACGGTAACAAGCGGCGCGCCATCCGGTGGCCGTCGAGTCCTACGAACATTAGGCCGCTTTCGGTAGCATCGAGATAGACGCCGTTGAGGTAGTAGCGCGTCTCTTCGGTCGAGCAGGCATAGTCCACCGCCGAAAGGCAGCGAATGAAGGAGGAGCTGCCGAGCGACAAGGCGAAAGGCAGCTCGCCTTTGTCGAGGGTCGGGAAATCGGCGAGCGGCAGGATCGGCACCTTGATCCTCGAACGGCCGGAGCGGATGGTAACAGCTTCGAGCTTGTCGCCGAGCATTACGGCCTCGAACGATATGTCCTTGCCATCGTCGACTGCACCGACGATCGACGTGACTGTCTTCATCGGGAACGTGAAGCCGAAGAAGTCGGCCGCGATCTCGGCTTCGAAGGGCGCGGCAATCTCGATATCGAGGTTCGTCGCGCGAAGACGAATGCCTTCGCCGTGGCGCTCCACCGCGATGTTGGCTAGGTGCGGGATCGTGTTCTTGCTGTTGACCGCATCTTTAACAGACGACAGGGCGGCCTGAAGGTCCGCTTTCTTGGTCTTAAACATGAGCGGCTCCCTTACGACCGGCGATGAGATCGGCGATCGCGCGCTGATGGGACGGGGGGGGCAAGGTCGAGTTCGCGATGCATGATGTCCATCGCGCCATCGCAGTCGCCTTCGGCCAGGAGCCGATAGACGCGATCGGTCCAATCGCTTTCGCTGACCTTGCGGCGCAACAGCTCCTCGAGCAGATCCTCGGTTTCGAAGTCGCTTGGCGTCACTTCCTCGCGGGTCTCTGCCCGGATTTCGCTCTGCAGGTCAGCCATAATCTCAGTGCGATTATGAAGCTCGGTGCGAAAGACACTGTCCGGGATGTTCCGGAGGTTCAACTTCACTTCAGCATCAAATTTGAAGACCGTTTCCATTCACTCGACCTCCCCTGATGGAACCATGCCGAGCGCCTGCAGGTATGTATTGGCCGCGGCCTTCACGGCGCCGATCGGTACGCCTCCGACCGTAGCGGCCGGATCATTGCTGAGCACTTGTCCCATCGTCGTCTCCGTCAAAAGGGAATGTCGTCGTTGAAGTCACGGCTGGAGCCGGAACCGGTGGACTGTCTGGAAGAGGAGGAAGAGCCGGCGGCACGGTCGCCGTCATAGCCATAGTCGGAAGCGCCATCGCCGCCGGCGCGGTAGCTGGAGCCTTCGCGGCGGCCCGACAGCATGGTCAGGAACGCGTTGAACCCCTGCAGCACGATCTCGGTCGAGTAACGGTCGTTGCCGTTCTGGTCCTGCCATTTGCGGGTGGCGAGCTGGCCTCTCACAAGGATCTTGTCGCCTTTGTGGACGTACTGCTCGATGACTTTGCAGAGCTGTTCGTTGAAGACGACGACGCTATGCCACTCCGTCTTCTCGCGCTTCTCACCGGTGTTGCGGTCGCGCCAGCTCTCGGTGGTCGCAAGCCGGAGGCTGGCGATCGGTCGACCGTCCTGGGTGCGGCGGATTTCAGGATCGGCGCCCAGGTTGCCGATCAAGGTTACTTCATTGAGATAGCCAGACACATGTCACCTCAAGGCTCGGTTGGCGGCGACGATCGAGGCGCGTTCGAGCACGCGATCCTCGCCGATCAGGCGGTAGGCCAGTTTTCGGAATTCCTCCTCGGCCTTCATCGGTGCCAGTGGCTTGATGGCGCCGGTCAGCTTCGGAGGGGTGGAAATCGGCATTTCGCGGCCGGCGCGCGGGCCGAAGAGCGCGATCGCTTCGGCGCGGCACATGCGGTTGTCCATGTCCTTGACGAGCTTCGCCTGCTTTCGCGTCCAGGCCTCGCGACCGGGTAGACCGGCGGCGAAATAGATCGCCTCGTCCCATGCGGCTTTGCAGGTAGCGACAGCGTCGCGCATGCGCGCCTCGCCGTAGAGATCGATGGCGACCGAGGAGTAGAGATCTTGCGAAGGCCTCGACTGGTCGCCGACGATGTATTCGTGGCCGTCATGGAGCAGGAACAGGGCGGCATCCCATCGGGTGCCGCCCTCGTTCAAGATTGCCTGCGCGCCCATCGTCGAGTGCTGCGCAACGGAGAATGCTGGGCCGGGATTGCGGCCGTCAAAGCGCGCGATCTTCGAAAGCGAATTGCCCATTTCCAGGAAGCAGACCTGAGCCGGGTCGGGATCGGCGATATCGATCACCGATCCATCGGGAACGAAGGACCAGACAGGCTGAGGAGCGAGGCGCGTGCTGACTGCCATCCGTCACCTCCCCTCAAACGAGGCGGCGGCACGCACCACAACGTCGACCGCATCGTTGAGCATCCAGCCTCCGGCCACGCAGCAAAGCGCGAACAGGGTCGCGACGATGCGGCGGGCGCGGAGGGGCGGTTCGCGAAGGGTGATCTGCTTGGGAGGATCAACGCGACCGCCAAAGGGGGTGAAGTAATTATCCATGTCAGGCGACCTGGCGGACAGACTGACGGCGCGCGATCTTTGCGGCTTCGGGCAACAGGCGCTTCAGCGTCGGCTCGGACCAGCCGCGCTGCGTCAAGGTTTCGATGCTGACGTTCTGGTCCGCGAACGCGAGTTCGCGCATGTCACCAGCCAACCGCTCTTCAAGCGTGCGGATGCAGCGAGGCGCCGCGGCAATCTTGGCTGCAGCGGTTTCGGAGTAGCGTTGAATTCGGATCATATCGGGAGCCTCCGTTTTGAGGCTCACAGATATAAGCGATAATTACATTTCCTCGCAAGCGAAAATTATAAGCGAAACTTAGGTCGGTTCGCTCTGGACTCTTAATCGTAAAGAATCAATTATGTGAACACATAGAGAACATGAGGTGCGGCAACGATGTCATCGGGCGTTTTGTTGGGGCAGGCCAGTCGGCTGGGTATTGAGTGTGCGGACTGCGGGCGCAACCGTTGGCGGACGCCTGAGCAGATGCTCCGCCATGGCGTTACGCTACACACGGCTCTATCGGTCGTTGCGAAGAAATTCAGCTGCTCGGCGTGCCGTGAGAGTGGTTTGCCCGGAAAGAACGTGTCGGTTCAGGTGTACTTCAATCACGATGCGGACAGGCTCCGCGCCGAGGCGGAGGTTCTTAGAAACCAAGCAGCTCTTTCAGCGGGATCACGCGCCAAAGGTTTTTGACCTGGTACCGGTCGAAGGTGATTTCCTTGGCCGGGTTGTATTGGTCGACGATGATTTCCTTCGTCGTGCGCTGCTTCAGCCGTTTGATAAACGACTTCCCGGGTTGATCTTCTGTTTCTCCGAACATTTCGACCACCACATGGTCTCCAGGCACGGCATCGCGCCCTCCACAATAGATTATGTCGCCCGGATCGTAGCGCGGCACCATGCTGTCGCTCAGAACGTGCAGCGCAAAAACGTTGTGTATCGAAGCTATGCCCGGAGGTCTGCGGACGTAGCCGGCGACTTCGCCGTTGAATGTGAAGTCGCCATCATCGCCACCATAACTGACGCCGAGTAGCTTTACATCCATAGGTCCGGTTGGAGGTGGTGCTGGATCGGATATGATCTCGGCGTCGGCGAGATCATCGGTACCATTGATGTAGACGAGTTCGCCGCGCGCCAGGGCGACCGGGTTGATGCCAAGGAAGAGTGCAGCCCGCATCAAGTTTTCGGTGCTCGGGAGATTGCGCCCACCTTCCCACATGCCGACGGCCGCGACATCGATCCCCAAATGCTCGGCAATGTTGCGCTGAACAAGGCCGCGACGTTTACGCGCCGTCCTGATTGCAGTTCCGATTTGGATCGCGAGTTCGCCTTTAGCCATGCTTATAACTGGCCTAATCGCGGCTTCTTGGTCTATGTAATTATCGCTTGTGTTAATTTCTAAGTTCTGCTTATATCTGCGCATGACGACGATTGACCCTTCACTGGCGTTAGCAATCGACCGCGTAGGAAGCGCGAGCGAACTGGCGCGACAACTCGGCATAACTCCGGCGGCTGTCCTTCAATGGCGGCGCGTTCCCGTTAGCCGCGTCCTTACGGTAGAGCGCATCAGCGGTGTCTCTCGTCACGAACTTCGTCCGGATTTCTATCCGCCGTCGGAGGCTGCCGAATGATGGTGTGTTCCTGGCCATGCGGTCCCCCGTGATCTGCTGACGAACTGAAATTCACATTTTCGAACCGTTCCCGCCACGGGAAAGCCCGCCGGAACTTCCCGGCGCGGGAAGCCTTTGCGTTGTCTAAACTGGAGAGTTCCGATGTCCGTTTCCGAAGCATGGATGTTCCGCGTAAAGGCGGCGCAGCGCGACCTGATAGAGGCCTGCGGCGGTATCAAACGGGTAGAGACCCGTTTCAACTACGGCAAGAGCACGGTCGGCCGGTGGAACGATGGCAATGACCCGACGCTGATGCCGCTCGGCGCGGTCGTCGCGCTCGAAAGCGATTGCGGCCGACCCTACGTCACCGGCGCTCTGGCCGAGGTGAATGGCCGCCGCCTTTCCGATCCCAGCGAAGACCGGGTGGCCGACGTCTGCGTCATGGCCTCGCATGCCGAGCTGCTGCGGCACACGGCGGAGTTGGCGAACAGCATGGCGATGGCGATTGCCGACAGCCGGGTCACGCCGACGGAAGCGCAGACGATCGACCGTGTCGCTGCCTCCATGCAGAACGCCATGAACGACATGCGTGCCGCGCTGGCCTCCATCAAGGCGAAGGGCGGCGAGCGCACCGGTCTTCGCGTCGTTGGCGAGGATGACTGAGACAATGTCCAAGGCTCGTGTCATCAAAATCATCTGCCTCGGATGCAAGGGCGTCGGGAAGCTCGGCTGGATCAGCGGTACGTGTCCGCGTTGCGAAGGGCAGGGCAGGGTGCCTGTTGCCCAGGCGCTTGCCATGGCTGACGAGCGGCACGCTATCGCGGCCGGAGGGCTCGCCTCCGGTGACTACAACCTCTCGACGCTGACCCGCCTGCGCGACGAGGCTGACGCCATCTATGCAATCGCCGGCGTGACGCCGCCATGGCGGTCGGAGGGCGCGCGATGAGCGATCCGCATCATCAGACCCGCCGCGATCGTGATCGCCTTCGCTCTGAAAAGGGTCTTCAGCGGAAGGAACTTCTGCGCGCCATCCGCAAAACCGTGAAGGCTTGGCGCGATGGCGCCGAGGTTGAGGCCACCATGCAGCGCATTGCCGACCTTATGGACGGAAAGGCGCAATGATGGACTACGCTGCCTTTCTCGCCGACAAGATCCAGATGGCGCCGGCCGGCGGTTTCGAGGTCGACGACGCCGAAATCAATCCTCTCCTCAAAGGCCATCAGCGCGCCATCGTGAAATGGGCATGCGCCGGCGGCCGCCGCGCGATCTTCGCCGCCTTCGGTCTCGGTAAGTCCGTCATCCAGCTCGAAATCCTGCGCCTGATCCTGAAGCGCATCGGCGGCCGGGCGGTGCTCGTGGTGCCGCTCGGCGTGCGCCAGGAGTTCAAGCGCGATGCCGCGATGCTCGGGATCGAAATCACCTTCGTCCGGTCGATCCTGCAGGCGCAGGCCGATGGCATCTACATGACGAACTACGAGACGGTGCGCGACGGCAAGCTTGACCCTGCCCACTTCGTCGCCGTCAGCCTCGACGAGGCTTCCTGTCTGCGCGGCTTCGGCGGCAGCAAGACCTTCCGCGAGTTCATGCGGCTCTTTGACGGGGTACGCTTCAAGTTCGTTGCGACCGCGACTCCGAGCCCGAACGAATTCATTGAGCTGCTGGCCTATTCCGCATTCCTCGAGGTGATGGATATCGGCCAGGCGAAGACGCGCTTCTTCAAGCGCAATTCGGAGAAGGCCGACACTCTGACCATCCATCCGCACAAGGAACGCGAATTCTGGCTGTGGGTTGCAAGCTGGAGTCTCTTTGTCGAGCGGCCATCGGATCTCGGCTTCTCCGACGAGGGCTATGAACTTCCGGAGATGGTGATCAACTGGCACGAGCTGCCGGCCGATCATGCGACGGCCGGCGCCGAGAAGAGCGGTCAGCAGCGATTGCTGCGCAACGCGGCCGCCAGCCTCTCCGATGCCGCGCGCGAGAAGCGGGACAGCCTGAAGGCGCGCGTCGCCAAGATGATGGAGCTGCGCGCCGAAGATCCCGAAGCGCACCGGCTCATCTGGCACGATCTCGAAGACGAGCGTCGCGAGATCGAGAGGGCCATTGCCGACGTCGTGACCGTCTACGGTTCCCAGGACCTCGACGAGCGCGAGCGAGCGATTGTCGACTTTTCCGAAGGCAAGATCCGCGAGTTGGCCGGAAAGGCCTCGATCATGGGCTCGGGCTGCAACTTCCAGCGTCATTGCGCCTGGGCGATCTTCCTCGGCATCGGCTTCAAGTTCAACGACTTCATTCAAGCCGTCCACCGCATCCAGAGATTCCTGCAGACGCGCACCGTGCGCCTCGACCTCATCTACACCGAGGCCGAGCGTCCCGTGCGCGACAGCTTGGAGGCGAAGTGGCGGCGTCATGAGCAGCAAAGGGCGATCATGACCACAATCATCAAGGAATACGGCCTCTCGGCCGCTGCCATGGCCAGCACGCTCCAGCGTGCGATGGGCGTCGATCGTATCGAGGTGAGTGGTGACAGCTACCTGCTGGTGAACAACGATTGTGTGATGGAGTGCCAGACGATGGAGGCCGATAGTGTCGACCTGATCGTCACCTCGATCCCGTTCTCCACCCAGTACGAGTATTCGCCGAACTATGCCGACTTCGGCCACACCGACGACAATGCGCACTTCTGGCAACAGATGGATTTCCTGATCCCTCAGCTCTACCGAATTCTGTCACCGGGTCGCATTGCCGCCATTCATGTCAAAGACCGGATCGTGCCGGGCGGAATGACAGGCCTCGGTTTCCAGACGGTCTATCCCTTCGCCGACGACTGCACCGCGCATTTCCGCAAGCACGGCTTCGCCTTCATCTCCCGCAAGACGATCACGACCGACGTCGTGCGCGAGAACAACCAGACCTATCGCCTCGGTTGGAGCGAGCAATGCAAGGACGGCAGCAGGATGGGCAATGGTTTGCCCGAATATCTGCTCATCTTCCGCAAACCGCCGACCGATCGCTCCAACGGCTACGCCGACCGCCCGGTGAAAAAGGACAAGCGGGAATGGCGGCAGGATGAATGGAGCGGTGACGGCTATTCCCGCGCACGCTGGCAACTCGATGCGCACGGCTATGAGCCGTCATCCGGCAATCGCCAATTGACGCCCGAGGACCTCGGCGGGTTGGAGGCCCACCAGATCTACAAGCTCTGGAAGCGCTACCAGCTCGATACGGTCTATGACTTCGACCATCACGTGAAGGTGGCTGAAGGTCTCGAAGAGCGCGGCATGCTGCCTTCGACCTTCATGCTGCTGCCGCCGCATTCCAAGCATGACGATGTCTGGACCGACGTCGCCCGCATGCTTTCGATGAACACGCTGCAGGCGCAGGCCGGCCGCGAAATGCACCTCTGCCCGCTGCAGTTCGACATCGTCGACCGGGCGATCATTCAGTACACCGAGCCGGGCGAGATGGTCTTCGATCCATTCGGTGGCCTGATGACGGTTCCCTACCGGGCCTTGAAGCACGGTCGGCGCGGCGCTGCCGTCGAGCTTAACCCGGCCTACTTCTTCGACGGCTGCAAGTACGTCGAAGCGGCCGCGCGCGAGATGGCAATGCCGAGCCTCTTCGATCTGCTCGAGGCCGCCGAATGAGCCAGATCCGCCTCTTCATCATCACGAACGATCCGGAGCGCGCTCTTGGCGAAACGCTCGGCTGCGCCACGACCAACGCGCCGACCTGGTGCCGCGTCGTCAGCGATGCCGTCGAGATCCTGCGCATCCCATCGGGCGCGAAGTGCATCGGCGCATGGTTCGGACCCGGCGCGTCCGCACAGGAATCTGCCTGGCGCGAACGCCGCATCGTTGGCGGTATCGAGTTCCTTTCCGATGCGGACTGGCAGGGCCTCTCCGCATGGATCGCGAAACAGAAAGCCTGTCCCGACGTCGCCAAACCCGAACCCCCAGCGATGCCGCCGCCGGCAGCCGCTACCCGACCGAACCTCATCCAGCAATTCACCTGAAAGGAGCCGAACCATGGGAAAACAAGCCGCCAAGATAGGTTTCTTCGAGCCGGGTCTCGTGACCGCCGCCAACTTCGCGCGCTTCGAGCCTTATCAGCGTACCGAGTTCTGCCTGCTGGCCGCCGAGGCGGGGATCGCGGTTCCTGATGTCGCGGAGATGATGCGCGTGCCGGCCGCTGCCGTGCGCACCGCCATCGTGCTGAGTTTCAATCACAACCCTTTCAGAGGCGGCGCCCAGGCCGAGGATGACGTGGCGGTCGAGAACCGCAGCACGCTGGCTCGCAAGTACCGTATCGCACTGCTCGGCCATATCGAAGCCGGCGACGACAAGACGGTCACCGTGACCTATGCCAACCTTTCCCGCGCTATCGGCATGCGCCAGAAGGCCATGCTGTCGATCCTGCAGAAGATGCGCGATGGCGGCTACGTCGACCAGCTGCGTGAGGGCCGCATGAGCGTTCCGGCTGTGCTGCGCCTAACGCTCAAGGGCGAAGCCGCTCTCACCCGTTGGCGCGAGGCCGCGTGATGGAGCGGCCTCGCATTCTCCTCATCGTTGCGCCGTCGCGGCCGGAATGCATCCGCACGGCTCAGGCCTTTGAGATCGATGTCGAGGCGCATCTCAACCAAATCCGGCTGATCTGCACCTTGCATGGGTTGCTTGGCTGGAATGAAGGTACGGCGTTCATAAGCCTCGGCCGCCTGTTCTGGCCGATGCCTGGTCGTCATCCGCTCTATCTCGCCCTAACATCCCTCGAGCGCAGCGGCCATTTCCGGGCCGCCAATGATCACGATCTCGCGCCGTTGCGCTTTGCCGGCGCCGAGCGCCGCCCATTTCTGGCGGGGGCGTTCGGATGGTAAGTGTTGAGCAGCTCTCCATCTTCGGCTCTCCGCAGCGACTGGTCTACGACGAGGCGATAGAGCTGACGTTGCAATCGATGCAAGCCTATGGCCCGTCGCACGACCATTGGTGCTTCGCTTGGTCGGGTGGCAAAGACAGCACTGCAACGCTGACGCTCATCATCCACCTGATCAAGGTTGGGCGGCTACAGGCACCGAAGACGATCACGGTCTTTTACGCCGACACCCGGCTGGAATTGTTGCCATTGGCGATCTCCGCTCAGATGGTGATGCATCAGCTGATGGAGCTTGGCATTCACGTAGAAGTGGTCATGGCTCCGCTCGATAAGCGGTTCATGGTCTACATCCTCGGCCGAGGTGTTCCGCCGCCGAACAACAATACTCTAAGATGGTGCACGAGGCAGATCAAAGTCGATCCCATGACCGACGCCATCGCTCAGCGCCTGGGTGAAATCGATGGCAATGTCTTGATGATCACCGGCGTCAGGCAGGGCGAAAGCGCGATCCGCGACGGGCGCATTGCCATGTCGTGCGGCAAAGACGGCGCCGAGTGCGGCCAGGGCTGGTATCAGAAGGTTCTGCCGGAAGCGAAGGGCATTCGCGGTCGAATCGCAACCTTGGCGCCGATCCTTCACTGGCGCGTCTGCAATGTTTGGGACTGGTTGCGCATCTACGCTCCGATGCCGGAATACGGCGGGTGGGCCACGGCGACGGTTGCCGACGCCTATGGCGGCGACGAGGCCACCGAGATCAATGCTCGAACCGGTTGCACAGGCTGTTCTTTGGCTCAGGAAGACACGGCGCTGCTGACCATCCTGCGTAATCCGAGGTGGGTTTATCTTCGCCCGCTTCTGGGGTTGAAGCCCCTTTGGCGCGAACTTAGGCAGCCGCAGTATCGCCTGCGAAAAGAAGGGATTGAGCGCCTGAAAAGCGGTGCTGTGGCAGCAAACCCGCAACGCATGGGGCCGCTCACCTTCGCCGCCAGGCTGATGGCTTTGGACCGTGTCCTTCAGATCCAAGAGGAATGCAACGTCATGGCGCGCGCAACAGGCGCGCCGCTCGTCGATATCCTCAACTCCGAAGAAGAGTGCCGAATTCGGGAACTGATCGCGGCAAAGACCTGGCCGCAAGGCTGGGCGGGTGATGAGCCGATAGCCGACACACCGATGGATGCCGTGTACGGGGAAGGTCTGGTCCAGTTGATGCACCCCCTCATGAAGGTGACGCAATGACGGCCGCGATCGAACTCTTCATCGAGGAAGCCCGCGGTGTGAGCGTCGTCGATGCAGCGGTCTCGCTCGGCCTCGTCGGGCCGACCTTCAAGGGCAATCACGCGGGAGCGTGCCCGGTTTGTCAGGGCAAGGATCGTTTTGCGATCAGCAGCATCAAGGGCGCCTGGAACTGCCGCAACTGCGGGATCGGCGGCAAGGACGGCATCAGCCTCGTTGCGCATGCCGGGCATATCGACGTGCGATCGCGCGCCGGCTTCCTCGCGGCCTGCGCCCAGGTCCTTGGCAAGCCTTTGCCGGATGAGGCCGAACGCGAGACCGAAGAACAGATCGCCGAGCGGCGACAGCGGATCGAAGCGCAGAAGGCGAAGAACGAGGCAGCGGCCGCCGATCGCGAAAAGCAGGACAATGCCTATCGCGACCGCGAGGTGAAGCAATCGCGCGGCATCTTCTTCAATGCCTCGGCCGAGCCGCACCCGGATGTCGCCGCCTACCTGAAGGTGCGCACAGGCTATGACATGCCGGGCGAGGTATTCGCCTATTTGCGTAGCAGTGCGCGTTGCACCTATTGGCACGGCCGCGACGATCGCGGTCATGAAATTGCGCGTCATGTCGGCGTAGCGATGGTTGCGCCCTTCGTTGACCTGGCGGGGCAAGTCACCGGTTGTCACCAGACATGGATCGACATGCAGTGCGCGCCGAAGTTCCGGCCGGATCTCGGCCGAGACGACAAGGGCGAGCCTCTGCCGACGAAGAAGATGCGCGGCACGAAACGCGGTTCGTTGATCCGCTTTTCGGCCTGATGTCGTCGACACGATGGGTTGGCGGGGAAGGAATCGAGAATGGCCTTTCGATCGCCGGCGCCGAGCAGTTTCGGCAGGACACCTTCTATTTTGCGGCCGGCGATCTCGGCAACCTTGCTGGCCCTGCGGACCCGAAATCTCGCTTTGCGCATCCGGAGCTGACCAAGGCCGACAGGAACGGCCGCGAGAGGCGCGTGATGGTAGCGGGGCCGGAGCCAAAGGTCGACCAGGCGCCAGATGAGGCGATGCGGGTGCTGGACCACGTCACGCAGCTCGTGCTGCTCGGCGATGGCGACAGCGAAGTCGTCTTCACCGCAGCCGCGATGGCGCGTGCCGAAAAGCGGTTCGCTCGCGATGGCAGGACGATCGAAACCTGGTGGCCGCCGGAAGGCATGGATTTCTCAGCATTGATGACGAGGTATTGACGTGAATGAACACGTGAGGCCGGCGCTACCGCCAGAGGTCGCCCGGAAGATGGCGGAAATTGCACGTCAACGTTCGGCCGCGAACCCGGACCCCTTGCCCATTTCGGAGCCGGAACCGGAAGAGCTGTCCGTCCAGCTTTCGCCGCGCGAAATCCTCGATCGTTGCGCACTTGAGCCGGAAACTGACATTGGCAATGGTCGACGGTTCATCGAGCGCTATGGCGACGACATCGTCAATGTGGCGCGCGTCGGCTGGCACGTGTGGGACGGCCGGAGGTTTCGAGAAGACGAAGACGGTTCTGGCGTGCGCCCGCTGGCGCAGCGGACGGCCGAATTTATCGACGATGAGGCGATCCTGCTTGACGCCACCGAGGCCGAGCAGGTGGCTATCGAGGACGGCCGACTTGCGATCGAAGAACTGAAGTCGATTGGCAAGCCGCAGAAGGAATGGACGGTCGAGCAGATCGACAAGCACGACGCTCTCCAGGCGCGTGTTTCGCGGATGGTGGCCGCTGACAAAGAGCGGAAGGGGCGACAGTCCTCCCGGCACAATCATGCCAAAAGCTCGGCGGGAACGTCCAAGATCAACAATATGCTGACCGAGGCTGCCCCGCATTGCGCGCGGATGGTGAAGGATCTGAATACCGATCTCTACGCCTTGAACCTCGAAAGCGGCACGCTCCGGTTTGTCCGTGCGGGTGGAAATTGGAACGTTAGGCTCGATCCGCATCGACAACGGGACTTCATCACAAAGCTCGCACCGGTGCGTTTCGACGCTGATGCTTACTCTCCGGTGTTCGAACGGTTTTTGGAGACGGTGCAGCCGATCGAGGAGTTACGCCGTTTTATCCAACGCTTCTTCGGCTACTGCCTCTTGGGGACGACAAGCGAGCACTGCCTGCTGTTCTTCTATGGTGCCGGCAGAAACGGGAAATCCACGCTCGCGGAGCTGATGCTGGATTTACTCGGAGACTATGCTGTGTCCATGTCTATCGACAGCTTCGCCGGTGATCATCAGCGCAAGGGGTCGGACGCAACGCCGGATCTGGCGCGACTGCCCGGCGTGCGCCTGGTGACGGCCGAAGAGCCCGAACAGGGCGTGAAGCTCAAAGGCGCATTGATCAAAAAGATGACTGGCGGGACAAAGATGGATGTGCGGCGGCTAAATCAGGAGTTCTTCGAACTCATGCCGCACTTCAAGCTAGTGATCTCCGGCAACCACAAGCCGATCATCGTCGATGACTCGGATGGCATGTGGGCGCGTGTCCACATGATCCCTTTCGACGTCCAGATACCGCGTGAGCAGATCGATCGCGACCTGCCGGCCAAACTTAGGGCTGAGCGCGATGGTGTGTTCGCATGGATGGTGCGCGGCGCCATCGACTACCTCGAAAATGGATTGCGACCGCCAAAGCAGGTAGTCGAGGCGACCGAAGAGTACCGGCAGGACAGTGACCCAATCGGCGACTTCCTGCGCAATGGCTGTGAGGTGACCGGCGAGGAGTACGACGAGGAGGTGCCTGGTGCGCTCGTCGACGCCTTCAGGATCTATGCGAAGAAGAACGGTCTTCCGGAGTTCAACCAGGCGACCATCACACGGCGGCTGCCTGATCAGGCGAAGAAGGACTGGACGGCGCCTGACGGCACAAAGCGGCAATTCTGGCGAGCGCGATCAAACGGTACCGTTTATCGCGGCATCAAGATCAAGTCTGAGTATCGGGCCGGGAGTGGCACGAGGCGACATGACGAGGACGATCCTTTCACCGTCGATTGATGCACCCGGACCCCCTGATGGGCGGCAAGGGCGGCAGCCCTGAACCACGCTCCAGCCCAATTCTAAGGGTGCGGGGCGGACAGCAAGGGCAGCAAGCAGTGATGGCGCGGACACCTGAGAGCAAGCCATGGGCAGGAAAACAATAATGAAATCAATGAATGGACAGCTAGGACAGCAAAAATCTCGCGTCGTCATACGCGCGCGCAACAGAGGGTGTGGGGAGATGGCGAGCGAAAAAGGTGAGAGGCTCATCACGATAGGTGGAATGTTGCTGCCCTATCTGTCCAGTAGTTGTTTTTATTGAACAATATCTGTCCAAAGACATCTCTACCTGTCCATGTCTAGATTGTTGCTGTCCTAGCTGTCCAAAGAGGCTGAGAAATGAAAAAGACCACGATCGAAGCACTCCTGACTTGGGCCTTCACAAAGGAACTCGGCAAGATCGGCTCTGGTGGCACCTATGCTGGGCCGGGATACAGCGTCGCATGGAGTGGCATGCTGGAGATGGCGGCACTCGGAACTATGGTCGACCGCAGCCCGAACGTGTACGGCGCCATCCCAAGCTTCGTTTACGAGGGCGAGCCGGCCGCCGACGCGGTTGTCGTCGGCGACGCGGTGCGCGCCCTTGCTCATGAAGGCTTCGAAATCGCGGACGGATGGAACCCTGTTCCTGATTGGATCGATGAGCTGGGACTGATCGCGCAAGCAGTCGAGAAGCTGGCTGACGAGCAGCGCAAGCGTGCCGATCGCCTGAGTGGGCGCCATATCCTCTCACTCGTAATAACCTCGGCAGTGTTGGGTCGTGGTCCTTCCTGGCAGGCTAGTGCGCCCACGACCGTTATGGTCGGGCATCGGGGCAAACCCGCCTGGTTCGTCATGCGCAAGGCAAAGGATCGCACCGGCAAGATCTACGAGTACGAGGACAACGGCTTCGATCAGCGACGCCAGCGGCCACACAAGGGTGCCTATCGCAAGTGGTGCCTGGATCGGTCTATCCGTGGCGACGTCCTGTCCCGCCTTGATTGGCAACTCTGGCAGTCGGCTCTTGAGCTTCTGCACCTTCGCCTCTCGGCTCCGAAGTGCCTCGCTTCGCATGAGTTGCTGCCATTCCGCCCGATCCGCGCACCATGGAAATCGGCTGTCGGAATTGCGCAAGCATCTGAAAAAACGGCGTAAATACAAAATTCTGCACATTGTTGCGCGCGGCAGAAAGTTGACATAGCTTGGCCACAGTAAAAAAGATCAGGTTCGACCCGCTGAACGCAAGCTCGGCGGGTTTTGCTTTTCCAGATGATGGAGGCGGCCATGAACCCCGCCGCTGTAATGGCGGCAGAGGCAGGTGCCCGATGATCGACGCACACATCAAGTTCGATCTGTCGGGTTTCGAGCGTTCGTTGCGCGATATCGAGCGCAAGCAGTTGCCCTATGCGATCATGCTGACGCTGAACGAGACGGCAAAGGGCGGGCGGCTTGAGGTACAGCGCGAGATGGATCGCGTCTTTGATCGCCCGACACCTTATGCCAAGCGCGGTGTCGTCTATGACAGGGCGACCAGGCAGAACCTGCAGGCCGCTGTCGTGGTGACAGGCGATCGGACGAAGGGCGGATTGCCGGCAACGGCGTTCCTCGGTCCACAGATCGAAGGCGGGATGCGCACCCATAAAGCTTTCGAGCGGCAGCTGATCGACCGAGGTGTCATGAAGCGCAACGAGGTCGCCGTTCCTGCAAAGCGGGCGCCTCTCGATCGATACGGCAACATGACGCAAGGGTTTCTCAACCGTGTCATGGCGGACCTGCAGATCGATTACCGAGGCGCCGGTGCTACTCGCGTCCGCTCCGACAAATCGGTCAAGCGGAACAAGAACTACAAGAACGCGCGGTTCTTCGCAGCGAAACGCCCGGGCCATTTGTTTCCGGGTGTCTGGCAGCGAGACCCGACCACACAGGCGATCTTCCCGGTCATCCTGTTCGTGTCGCAGAGCACGTACCGCATCCGCCTCCACCTTCGCGAGGTCGTCGAACGATATGCGGCCGCGAACATTCACGATCACTTCGCTACCGCCTTCGAAAGAGCGGTTAGGACTGCCCGATGACCGGTCGACCCGGTTCGCGGGTCCTTCCTGGCGAAGTCCGCCCTACGGGTATTTGGCACCGCGGTGTTTGCCTAGTCTGAGCGATTTTTTGAAGCCTAAAGTCGGAAGCCTAAACTAAAGAGCCCGGCTAAAGACGAGCCCTAAAGATGAGCCTTGCTGAAGTCATGACGAAGAGCGCGTTTGCCGCTCATGTCGGCGTCAGCGCCGGACGCATCTCGCAGTATATCGCCGAGCGGAAAATCCACGGCGAGGCTCTCGAAGGTGAAGGCCGCAATGCGAAGATCCGCACGGCGGTTGCGATCGAGCAGCTGAAGCGGACGCTGGACCCCAGCCAGCGCTTCGGTGCGAATGGGACCGCGACGCGCTCGGCGCCGACCTCGACTGGCGACGAGCAGGGCGAGACGACGCTGCGCCCCCCAGCTCGGGAGCGTCCCCTTGAGCCATTCGTCGACGAGGTCGCGGCGGAGAAGCTGAAGCAGCAAAAAATTACGACGGCCCGCATGGAACGCGAGGAGGCGCTCGAGCTCGGCCGCTACATGCTGACGGTCGATGCCCGTCGCGAATTGGGCAAGGCGGTGGCCGAAGCCTTCAAGGTGATGGAACAGGGCATCCCGGAAATGGCGAAGGCGCTCGCGGCGCAGTTCGAGGTCTCGACCCACGACGCCATGCACGTGATGCTGAAAGCGTTTCGGGAGCACAGAGCGAATAAGGCAAAGGATTTCGTTGCCGCCGCGGCCCAGTTGGACGAGCACGTCGAGGACGCTCAATCGTGACCATGCTCTTCAATCCGGAAAAGCTCGCGCTAAGTGTGCTCGCAGAAATCTGCGAACCGCCAGCAGCAGTCGACTACCTCGCCTGGGCCAAAGAGAACATCGAGTTCTCGGAGCGCATCACCGACCACCCGGGCAAGTACAACGAGGACCTTGTTCCCTTCTTCTCGGAGATCCTCCGGGCCCTGTCGCCCGAGGACCCGTGCAACATTGTCAGCCTGGCGAAGTCGGCGCAGATCGGCGGCACCATCTGTGCCAACATCTTCACGCTCGGTTCGATCGACATGGCGCCTGGCGATTTCCTCTACGTCCACCCGACGGAGGAGAACGCATCGCGCTGGTCGAAGACGAAGCTGATGCCGCTGGTGCGAGAGATGCCTGCCATCGCCAAGCTGTTCTCGCAGAACAGCCGCGATGCCAGCAACTCGGTCCTCTACAAGGAGCGGATTGACGGACGCGGCTCCATCCAGGCTGCCGGCGCGAACTCCTCGGCAGGCCTGTCGATGATCTCGCCGCGAAAGCAGGTTCAGGATGACCTTGCCAAGTGGCAGATGAATGATGCCGGGGACCCGGAAGTCCAAGCGGACAGCCGCAGCAAGGCCTTTTTCAATGCCAAGGTCTTCAAGATCTCGACGCCGATGATCGATCCGGGGTGCAAGATCACCGCGAACTATCGCGAGGGGTCACAGGAGAGCTACCATGTTCCTTGCCCGCACAAGGAGTGTGGCGGGCTGCAGGAGCTGCGCTGGGAAAACATGCGGGATCATCTTGATCCGGAGCATCCCGAGAAAGCCCACTTCGTCTGTATCCATTGCGGCGGCGAAATCCATGAACATCACCGCGAGTGGATGGTGCTGGCGAGGAACGGCGCGAAGTGGGTCGCAAAGTTTCCGGATCGTGCCAGGCGCCATCGCTCGTTCAGGATCTGGATGGCCTATTCGCCGTTCGAACGTTGGGAGAACTTAGCGCGGGAATGGCTCTCACTACAGGCAGGCGGGCCAGAAAAGCGGGACAATGGCTCCGGTGCCGAGCAGACGTTCTTCAATGACTGGCTCGGTCTTGCCTACGAGGCGGACAACAGGGCCGTCGATTGGGAAGTCCTGCGCGACCGTGCCGACGAACACGGTTTCCACCGTGGCGTCATTCCAGCGGAAGCGCTCGCTCTTGTCCTTGGCCTCGACGTTCAGGGCGATCGGGTTGAATGGTTGCTCGTGGGGTATGGTCGGAACCGATACCGGGCCGTCATCGATCACGGGGTGGTCGATAGCCGTGCTGGGAGCCACCTCCCAGGGCACAAGGAGCACTCCGGCCACATTTCTGAGCCGGAGGTCCGGGCAGCGCTGGACAAGCTGTTGGAGCGCGAGTGGACTGACGAGATCGGCCGAAAGCGAACGGCCGATCGCCTTGCGATCGACGGCAATGCCTACACCGACGATGTGTGGAGCTGGGTTCGCAAGCACCCCAAGTCCCGCGTCATCATGGTCCGTGGCGGCAACACCGAAGCCGCTCCACCGATCGTGCAGACGAAGGAGTATGACAAGCGCGGCAAGCCGAAAAAGCAGAAGTGGTCGTCGCGCTTTTTCACGTTCAACGCGTCGGCGTTCAAACTTCGGCTGTACCGGGACTACAAGAAGACAGATCCGGAGCGCGCCGGCTACATCCGTTTCGCGCGCGGTTTCGGCGACGATTTCTTCCAGCAGGCCACCTCGGAAGCGCGCGTCCCGGAGAAGAAGAAGACCCAAACTGGACACGTCCGCTACATCTGGAAACTGCTCGACGGTCGGCGCAATGAGATCATCGACATGCTCAACCAGAGTCTGGCCGGTGCCTATCGTTGGGGCGTGCCCTACTGGACCGACGAGGAATGGGACGCAATCGCCGACCGCCTCGGCAAGCTCGAAGCACCCGAGCAGGGTGACCTCGAGGATCATCTCAACCGGGTTGAGGTGAAATCCGAACCGGCGCCCGAAGCGCCGGCTTCCGACAATTCATCGCTCGTCGCGGCGGCGCTTGCTCGCGCCGAGCGGGCTCGCCAACGCAATCGCTAGGATCATCCGATGGCCCTGACCGAACAGGAACGCGCCGTGCTTTCGGCACGGCTCGACGAGGCGCGCGAAGCGCTCCACCAGCTGGAGATCGGCCGCGCCGAAGTGAGCCTCAACTACAACGGCGAATCGATCACCTATGCCGCGGCAAGCGTCGGTAATCTTCGCCAGTACGTTCGCATCCTCGAAGCACAGCTCGGTCAACGTCGGCTGGCTCGTGCTCGAAGCCGGGGAGTGATCTTCGGATGAGCGATGTTGCAATCCTCGGCCCGGATGCCCAGCCGCTGCCCGAAGCGACCCTCAAGGCCGCTCGCCTGCAGATGGCGAGGAACCGGATGATGGCATCGGCTGCCTACCAGGGCGCCGCCAGCGATCATCCGTCGCTTGCGAAGTGGCGTCCGGGCTCATGGTCCGGACAGTCGGCGCTGTCATGGAACCGCGTCGATCTGGTCGACCGTCTGAACGATGTCGCGCGCAACGACGGCTGGGGAGCGGCTGGCACGTCGCGCCTCGTCGACAACATCATCGGTTCGGGCTGGACGCTTGCGGCACGACCGAACCATGTGTCGCTTAACATGACGTTTGAACAGGCCGACGATATCTCCGACAAGCTCGAGGCATTGTGGCGCGACTATACGCAGGACGTCGACAAATGGTGCGACGCCGAGCGCACCAAGACAATGGCCGGGATCCTCGGCCTCGCTGCCCGCCATCGGTTCGGTCCTGAAGGCGAGGCCTTTGGGGTCATCATCTGGCGCGATGATGCTCCGCAGTTTCAGACAGCGGTCCATGTCATTGACCCGGCACGCTGCTCGAACCCGGACGGCCGCATGGACGAGGAGTTCTTGCGCGACGGTGTCGCGATCGACGGATACAGCGCGCCGCAGGGCTACCATTTCCGCAAATCGCACCCGGGCGAGTTCTTTGCCGGCAACACCGGTCTTTGGGATTGGGAGTATGTCGAGCGCGAAACCGAGTGGGGCCGGCCGATTGTCGTTCATGCCTTCGAGCAGAAGCGCGCCGGCATGACGCGCGGCGTCTCGGACTGGGCGCCGATCATCCGTTCGATCAAGCAGTCGACTGATTACGAGGACTTTGAAAGCCAAGCCGCGGCCCTGAATGCTGTCATGGCGGCCTTCATCGAGACGCCCTTCGACCCCGAAGAGCTGCTCGATGCGATGGGTGAGGACGTCTCGGCCTCGAAGGTCTCGAGCCTGATGGGAGAGTTGTCGGCGGCGCAGAAGGCCTATTACGGCGCCGCACCGATCGACCTTCCCGGCGTTCGCGTCAACGTGTTGCAGCCGGGCGAAACGGCGAAAATGACGAAGCCGGAGCACCCGAATGCGAATTTCGAAGCGTTCGTCAACGCTGCCCTGCGGAAGGTCGCGAGCGCGATTGGCATCACGTACGAACAGCTCACCATGGATTGGAGCAACGTCAACTATTCGTCCGCACGGGCGGCGTTGCTCGAAATCTGGCGTGGCCTGACCGCCAAGAAGGGTGGTTTCGCCGCCCAGTTCATGGGGCCGATCTATCGTGCCTTCGTCGAGGAAGTCTTCGACAGGGGCCTGATCGAGCTTCCGGAGGGCGCGGTGCCCTTCAGCCAGAACCCGGCCGCCTGGTGCCATGCGGACTGGATCGGTCCCGGTCGCGGCTGGATCGACCCGCTTCGCGAGGCGCAGGCCGCCGGCGAGCGGATCGACAACAACCTGACCACGCTGCAGCAGGAAGCAGCCGAACAGGGTCGCGACTGGAAAATGGACGCGCTGCAGCGTGCCCGGGAAAAGGCCTTTTACGACAAGCTCGGTCTCTCCACCGCAACCGCAAACCCGGCCGCACGACCGCGTGTCGTCGACGATCGCGAGCCGGGGGAGGACACCGAGGAGGAGGTAAACGGCCGCAAGTCGGCGAGCCGTCGCCATCCGCTCGGCATCCCGGCCATTGCCAGAAGGAAACCGGCATGAGGAACTATCCGGAAATCGCCAGCCGCATGTTCGGGACGCCGTTGATGCTGCATCCGTCGAAAGGCGACATCATCGCGCGCGCTTTCGGCCCCCGTATCCTTGGCTCCGCCGACGGCGAAGATTTGCAGGTTGTCGGTGGCGAGGCCATGGGCCTCGTGGGTGATAAGATCCGTGGTGCCAAGGACGGATGGGGTGACCGCGTCTATGAGGGGCCGGATGTTGTTGCGCCGGGCGTGGCTCTGATCGAGATCGAGGGATCGCTTGTCAACAAGGGCAAGTGGATCGGGAAGTCATGCGGGATGACCAGTTACGAGGCGATCAGTGCCCAGGTGCGTGACTGCAAGGAGCGCGACGACATCAAGGCTGTCGTGTTCGAAATCGATAGCTACGGCGGCGAAGTAACGGGCGCTTTCGACTGCGCCGAGCAGATCTTCGAGCTTTCGCAGATCAAGCCGACCATCGCCGTGCTCACCGATCATGCGTGCTCCGCAGGCTATTTGCAGGCGGCGCCTTGCCGGCAGATCTTCATTCCACAAACCGGGATCTGCGGTTCGATCGGTGTCATTTCTATGCACGTCGATATGAGCGCCTGGCTGGCGAAGGAAGGTCTGAAAGTCACCATCCTGTCGGCCGGCGCACACAAGGCGGACTTCAACCCGTATCAGGCCATCCCCGACGATGTCCTGAAGCAGGAACTCGCAGAGCTCGAAGAGCTTCGCGTGGAATTTGCGGCGACCGTGGCGCGCTTCCGTGCGGGTCGCCTTACACAGGAATCTGCGCTCGCCACCGAAGCGCGGGTCTATCGCGGACAAAAGGCGGTTGATGCCGGCCTCGCCGACGCGGTTGCACGTCCTTCGCAGGTCCTCGAGGCCTTCGAAGCTGAACTGAGCCGGACATTCGGCTAACCCACCATCATACGGAGACGACGATGTCGAACTTGACGCGCACCAGCGCGCTCACGCGGAGCGTGCTCGCCGCCATTAGCGGCAAAAAGGGCTCCCGGCTGGAAGATGAACGGCCGGAAGATCTCGAAGATGAAGAGACCGCCGAAGGCACCGAGGACGAAACCTCGGCCGAAGACGATGTGACCGATCCCGAGGCGGAAGCCGAGGAAGAGGACACCTCGGCGGAAACCGAGGAAGAGCAGACTGACGAGGGCAAGACCTCGGCAAACGCGATCCGTCGCGCCGAGCAGGGCCGCATCCGCTCGATCCTCACGCACCCGAAAGCCGAGAGCAATCCCGGCCTCGCCAACGAACTCGCCTTCGGCTCGAAGTTCTATACCGCCAAGGAAGCCGGCGCGCTTCTCTCGTCTGCTGGCGGCGGCGGTTCCAGCCTTGGCGCCCGGATGAAGGGCAAGACACCGCAGCTTGGCGCTGGCACGCCCGGCGGCGGCAAGACCACGGAACGCCAGGCCGTGATTGCCGGCGTTCGCAGCACCATCCAGGCCATTCACGGCCGTAACCGCAAGGGAGCCTGACCTATGGCTGAAGCCACCTTCGCCCCGAACGATCTGCTCGTCTCGGACGTGCCGGTCATCACCCGCAATATCACCATCGCCAGCGGCCAAAACCTGAAGCGCGGCGCGGTGCTCGGCAACATCACCGCGTCGGACAAGCATATCCTGTCCGCCTCGGCCGCCGCCGATGGTTCGCAGACGCCAGCCCTCGTGCTCGCGATCGACTGTGATGCATCCGCTGGCGACGTCGTTGCCGCTGCCTATGCCAGCGGAGCCTTCGACGCTTCGAAACTCATCCTTGGCGCCGGTCACACCGTCGCGACCGTGGAAGCAGCTTTCCGCAAGGCAGGCGCGCCGCTCTACGTCCGCACGCTGAAGTGACGGCAAAGACCTGAAAGGTTCCTGACACATGGATATTCTTCTGAATACCGCAGAACTCACAACGGTTCTGCCGCCTCGCGACCGTCCGGAGGGCTTCCTTCGCGACCGTTACTTCTCGACGACGGTACTTTCCGACATGGAAGAAATCGTCTTCGACCGCATCCTGCCCGATCGCGAACTTGCCCCGTTCGTGCATCCGGACGTGCCGGGCAAGGACTCTGCAAACCGTGGCTTCAAGGCGACCAGCTTTGCTCCTGCCTACGTCAAGCCGCAGAACACGCTGCGTCCGCGCGGCAATATGATCCGCATTCCGGGCGAGCCGATCGGTGGCCGCGACACGCCTGCGGCGCGCTACGCCTACAACCTCGCAACGATCGTCGACGATCAGGACCAGCGCATCACACGACGCGAAGAGTTCATGTGCTCGCAGTCGCTGCGCACCGGCCAGGTTGTCGTGCAGGGCGAGGACTACCCGACGCAGACGATCGCTTACGGTCGTGACCCGGCTCTGACGATCGCGCTCGCCGGTGCGTCTCGCTGGGGTGAAGCTGGTGTCGACCCCATGGATAGCATTGATGCTTGGGTGCAGTTGCTGGTTGACACCAACGGCTTCACCGCTCGCGAGGTGCTTCTCGGCGGTGGTGCAGCTGGTCTCTTGAAGAAGTCGCCGCGGTTCATCGAGATGCTCGACAACCGTCGCCAGGATGGCGGCATCATGCAGCTTGGCCCGGTCTCGGTGGGCGCCGAGAACAAGTACTATTCGGTGCTTGGTACGATCGGCGAACTGACCTTCATCCAGTACTCTCAGCCCTACACCGTCGGCGGCGTGAAGCAGAACTTCTGGCCGTCCTACGGCGTTGGTGTCTTCGATCCTTTCGGCTTCATGGGCCATTTCGCCTACGGCGCCATCCTCGACAACAACGTCCTGCGCGCCGTCGAGCGCTTCCCCGACATGTGGACGGAGCGGAACCCGTCCCGCACGATCGTGCAGACGCAGTCGGCCCCGCTGCCGATCATGCCGGAGCCGGACGCCAGCCTCTTCGCGCTGGTCCGCTGATCCATCCCTGAAACCCACGGCATCCGCATCATCTCCGCCGTCTTCGTGACGGCGGAGCGTGACGGAATTTGGAGGCTCATATGAGCAAGAAGACAGAGCAGTTCAATGTTACCGTGACCCTCGGCAAGAAGGTCTACAAGCCCGGTGAAGCCGTCCCCGTCGGCGCCAGCGGTTTGTCCGAGGACGAGGTGAAGAACCTTCGCACCAACTTCGGCGACTACACCGGCGGCCCGGAAGTATCGGAAGGCCCGGTTCCGTCGAATGCGGATCTCGCGAAAATCCGTGACGATTTCAACAAGCTCACCAGCGAGCGCGACGACCTGCTCGGCAAGGCCGACCGTCTGACCGCCGAACGAGACACGGCGATCGAGAACAGCAAGGCGCTGCAGAAGCAGAACGAGGGCCTTGAAACCGAGGTGGATCAGTTGGGCAAGGATAACCAGGTCCTCGCCGATCAGGTGAATGCGCTGCAGAATCAGGTGAAGTCCCTGGAAGCCGACATCGAGAAACTGACTGCGAAATGAGCCGGCGCCCTGAACCCTTTGCCCGGATGGGGCCGAAGTTTGCACGAGCCTTCGGCAATGTCGACGCCGTGTTCACAATCAACGGCGTTGCCAGCCCGAGGCCGGTTCGGGGCATCCTGCGCGTCTGGCGCGATGTCGAGCTTATGGACGAGGTCGATCAGGCCGTCGAGGGAACCACTCATGTGCTTTCCGTCGCGGGGACCGATGTTCCTGGCCTCGAAAGCAAGCGCGATAGCGTCAGCATCGACGGCGTAACCTATCCCATCATCAACGTGAGCGACGACGCCCGGGCCATGCTCAAGCTCTCGCTTTCAGGAGACATCTGACATGAAGCAGGAACAGGACGCGCCGGCGGCCGCGAAGGTCGACCCGGCGGAAGAGATTTGCCAGGCGCTCTTCTCCGCAGAAGAAGGCGCGAAAAAGGAAGCGGCCCGCAAGGCCGTCGGCGGCATGACGCAGCGGCCGTGGCAGCAGTTGCCGTCGCGGTTGCGCTCGGCAATCCGCTCGGACGTCGGCCGGCTTGTTGACCAGAAGAAGACGCGCGAGCAGATCGTGGCGCTTGGCTATTCGGTCGAGATCCTCGGCCAGGCGCTCCGCGATCTGGGCAAGACGATCGTCTGATATGGCGCATCTCCGCACCCAGATCTTCGACGCGGTGAAGGCGCGGCTCGTTGCCATCCCGCGTTTCGCAGATCCCGACAAGGTGGTTCGTGGCCGCAAGGGCGCGATCAAACAGGAGGCGTTGCCAGCGCTGACGCTGACCTGGTCGGACAGTAACGAGATTGCCGACCTCCGACCGTTCTCGGGGGCGAATGGTGAGGATGGCTACGATCGCCGGCTGCTGATGTCGATCGTGGTTCATCTACGCGACAGCGATCCGGAGCTTGAGTTCGACGATATTTGCGTCGAGGTCGAGAGCGCCATGGGTGCTGCCATCAAACTCGATGGTCTCGTTATCGAGGTACTGCTCGAGTCCGAGCGTCATTACGTCAACACTCAAACCGGTATGTCTCTTTGTGCCGGTTCGATCAACTACCGGGTCGCCTACAAGACGCTTGCGGCCGATCCCCAGCTGCCCGCCCTCTAGGCGCGCTTCCGCTCTCCCCAACCTCAGAGGACATCGCCATGGCTCTCGGCCGCGAACTTACCTTTGCCCGTGCGAATGACACGGGCACCTTCGAGCTTGCCTGCATCGTCGAGTCTCGCTCGCTCGAAATCAACAATGAAGAAATCGACATCACCAAGCCGAACTGTGCTGCCCCTGGCAGCAAATTGGTGCTGGCATTGATGTACGGTATCCAGTCGATCCGCTTCAACGGACAGGGCTCGTTCGTGAACACCGCGACGATGAAGTCGGTCGCGGCCGACATCGTGAACCAGGTGGTTCGCGAGTGGCAAATCACCGTTCCCGGCGTCGGTACCTTCGAGGGCGATGTGCTAATCTCGGGCACCTTCTCTGGCGATAAGACGAACGAATTGCAGGCGGACATCCGCGGAGCAATGACGGGCGTCGTCACCTTTGTTGCGGCAGTCTGAGGAGGCGGTGGTGGAACACGCTAACCCCATCCGAGGAGAGGCGCCGGTCAAGATCGGTGCCATTGATTTTCGCATTGCCGTCACCTTCTCCGGCCTCGCCCGGCTCTCGCAGGCGATCGGCGCCAGGACGATTGATGAGGTCTACGCGCGGCTGCTGGGTTTCGAGCCGAAGGCCGTTGCCTGCGCTGTCCGCGCGTTGATTGTCGTCGACGACGCGGACCAGCTCGACACGCTGGTTGCCAAAATCCTCGCCGATGACAACATCTCGCTCGCCGACCAGGCGAACTGGCGCGAGGCGGCGGAAACGGCACTCGCGGGCCATGTCGCGGCGGGTAAGATCCGTCGCGACGAGCAGACGGCCAACGACATTGCAGCGGATGCCCTGCTGGGAAAGCCCGTCAGCCCCTCCTGATTTCCGACCATCTCAAGACGGCGTTCCGCGTCGCCACGTCTCCGAAACTTCTCGGCTGGTCGCCGGAAGTCTTCTGGAGGGCGACGGCCGTCGAATTTGAGATGGCCCTGGAGGGGCTTTCCGGAAAACTCAGCGGTGCGCCGTTTATCTCTCGTGAGGAGGTTCGCCGCGCCGCCGCCGCGCACGGTGTTAGGCCTTCGCTTAAGACCAACCCCAAAGCACAGACGATTGGTGGTGGTTAGCGCGACTTCACGAAGTCATCGATTTTCGCAATGATGATCGAAAGCGCCATGCTGATGACGCCTAGGCCGAAGGCGGTCGCTCCCAGGATCTCGTGCATTGCCGATTTGGCGATGACCGCGACAACGATGCCGCCGAACATCTGCAGTAGCCCCAAAAGCAAGATGATCACGGCCATGGCTTCCCTCCAATGCGACCTAGACGAGCAATCGGTTAAGGGTCGCGAGACTCTCACAGCTTGCAAGGATGTCAACCGCCGTTCTCCGTCGGAGCGAAGGTTGAACAGTCTGCCTGAAATAGAGGTGCCCCATGAGCCGCCCTGATATTCCTGTTACCATTTCCGGAGACTCCAAGGGGTTTGAGGCGTCCCTGGCTCGCATTCGAGCGCTGACGAAATCCACCGCGCTTGATGTCGTAGGGTCGATCGGCCGCATAAAGAGCCTCGCCGGGGGTGTCGCCGGTGTTGTGGCTGGGATCGTCTCTGCGTCGACCGTCGCCGTCGTGCGGGATGCAGCAAGTGCGATAGCGGCTGTAGGTGACGAGGCGCGGCGTGCGGGCCTCGACGTGAAGTCGTTTCAGGAGTTGAAGTTCGTTGCCGAGCAAAACAGGGTCGGCGTCGATGCTCTGACGGATGGCATCAAGGAACTCAACCTGCGCGCGGACGAATTCATCCTGACCGGGAGCGGTTCCGCTTCCGAAGCGTTCAAGCGTCTTGGGCTTAATGCCGACGATCTTAAGAAAAAGCTCAAGGACCCATCTGCCCTCTTTACCGAGATTATCGGGAAGCTGCAGCACTTCGATAAGGCCGCGCAGATCCGCATCATGGACGAAGTCTTTGGTGGAACCGGCGGGGAGCAATTCGTACAGCTGATCGAGGCGGGGGAGGCTGGCATCCGTGACCAGATCAAGGCTGCGAACGACCTCGGGTTGGTACTCGACGAGCAGTTGATAAAGAAGGCCGCAGAGGTCGATCGCAAATTCAATCTAATCGCGACGACGGTCGGCGTTAAGTTGAAGTCGGCCGTTGTTTCTGCTGCTGACAGCCTGGCAGAGTTCATTGACGGATTTCGCGAGTACCAGAACCAGAGGAGCAGTACGCTTAGGAACCGCCAGGCCGAGATTGGTTTGAAGGTCCTAGATCTGGAAAACAAGATTCTTGAGACGAAAGAGAAGCAGACGACCGAGACTGAAAAGCTCTCCGATGTCGCCAAGAGGCTCGGTTTTGAGAGCAGCAAAAACACCATAGCGGCTGGCGTCACGGGGCAGGTTGACGGTCTTAAAACGCAGATTGCAGAGCTGAAGGCCGAGGAGGCCAAGATCGTCGACGCGCTGAATGACCGTGTCGACCGCATGAATAGGACCGCCGAAAAGACCTGGACGCCGCCGGTTATCCCGTCCGATGACAGCAAGGGAAAAGGTAGCCGTTCCAAGGCCGAGCGTGAGGCGGAGAAGGAAAAGAAGGCCATCGACGACGTTATCCAGTCATTGCGCGACGAGCTTGCCGTGATGGGGCTGACGGATATCGAGCGCGAGCGGACGATCGCGCTGCGCGAAGCGGGCGTTACCTATGCCTCGAAAGAGGGGCAGGAAATCTCCAAGCTGATCGACAAGAAATATCAGCAGATGGCGGCCGAGGAAGAGTTGATCAACAGCCAAGAGCGGATGCGCGATGCGGCGCAGCGCATGGGTGATACGCTCGATGATCAGCTGATGAGGATAATCGACGGAACCTTCGACGCGAAGGATGCAATTGCCGCGCTGCTCACTGAGTTGATCAATGTGCAGACGAACGGCAAGGGCCTCTTCGGCTCGTTGTTCGAAGCGTTTTCCGGCGGTTTTGGAGGAGGCAGCAAAGGGCTCTTCTCCTCGAGCTTCGTACCGAACACGACACTCGGTGCTCTCCTGACCGGCGGCGCACGCGCCGGCGGTGGCGACGTTTCGCCCGGACGGATCTACCGCGTGAATGAATACGAGGACGAATTCATGGTTCCGACGAACCACGGCCGCATCATCGCGCCGAGCAAGCTTCAGGGCGAGGGCGGTAGTGGCGCCGCCGATGGTGGCCGCTCGGTCGTACAGATCGAGCTGAGCGAGGACCTGGTCGCCAAGATCCTGCAACAGGCGAGCGGCCAGACAGTCCAGTTGATGAAGCGGAACGAAGCGGCGCGGGCGAACATTCGTCAAAACGGCGGGGAATACTGATGCCGGATCTGATCTCGCTACCTGCCGTCATCTACGGCCCGTCTATCTCGTTCGACCCGATTCGCACCCGTAGCACGTCGCGCATGCTCGGCCGGAAAACTGAGACGCTGTTCCGCGGAACGCCCTATTGGGTCGCGACCTATGCCGCGGGCAAGCTGACGACAGCGGAGGCTGCGCTTTTCGACGCCTTCAATATGCTCGCCAGCGATGGCGGCGTATTCGCCGGCTATGATCCTCACAGGCCTCGGCCGATCGCCTATGCTGGTGCACCGCTGGCCGGAGTGAAGGCGGGTGGTGGTGGCTTCAACGGCGACGCAGTGCTTCAGTCGATCACGAACCCGCTGGCGATCGTTGTTAACGGCCTGCCCATCGGCTTTCAGGTTTCGCCTGGCGACTATGTCGAGGTGCGCAAGTCGCCGTTGGTGCGATCGCTGCACCGGATCATGGCGCCAGCGACGGCGAACGCCGGGGGCGTCGTGACACTGTCAATCCGTTTCGCGCTCGATACCCAGACCTTTGCCGCCGGCAACACAGTCCATTTCGAGAAACCGGCCTGCATCATGGAGATGGACGAGGGCAGCTACAGCCTTCCGAAGTCCTGGCCAAACTACAATGTCCAGTTCACTGCCACGGAGCTGTTTTTCTCATGAGCGTGCTTTCATCTGAAGTCGAGGCGATCGTCGAGAGTGGCGAGTTCGCGGGGCTCGACCTGATCCGCTTCGACCTGCCGGGCAAGACGGTCGGATATCACCGTGGCGGGCGACCCTTTACCTACAACGGGCTAAAATACCTACCGAACCGATTCCTGCAGGGCGGCGACATCAACAGCGGCGTCGGCGTGGCGGTAACGACGCGGACGATCGTGTTTTCGAATATTCCGGTTGACGACCCGGATGACGCGGTCGCCAAGATCGAGCAGTACGATTACCCGAACGCGCCGGTCATCATCACTCATCTCGCCGGTGTGCCCGACGCGAACGAGGTCGTCGGCATCCTCGTTTCAAACATCTATGAGATCGACCGCGTCAGCTTCAATGATGACGCGCTCGATGCCAATGGCTCTGGCATGCTGACGCTGACGATCGAACTTCAGCCGCCCGGCCGCTCGGCCCGGGGGCAAACGCTGATTAAGCGCAGCACCGCCGAACAGCAGTTCGACAATGACGAGACCGATACTGGCCTCGAATACGTCGCAACGATCGGCTCGGTCCCCGAGGAATGGGGACAGGTTTCGAGATAGCCATGGAACGGTTTCGTATCGGATCAGCCACGCTCGAGCGTGAGCTGTCGACCCCCTATGCCTATGGTCCGGCCGATTGCTTTCACCTCGGCTGCGCCATGGCGGACGCGCTGCATGGCACCTCGCTAGTCGAGAAATACCGCGGCGCCTATCGCACCTTGAAGGGCGCGCATGTTGCACTGCGCCGGCGCGGGTTTTCGAGCCTCGTCGACTTCTGGTCGGCCGAGCTGGGACAGGAACCGGATGGCGCTGCGTCGGCGCGCTACTTCGACCTGGTCATCCTTCGTTTCGCGGACGGCGCCGAGCATGTCGGCGTTTGCCTCGGCAACCGTTTCACCACCAAAACCGAGAGGGGCCGTAGCGACCACGGCCTTTCCGACGTCATCGCGACCTTCCATCTCGGATAATCTTCTACATGGCTATCTTTTCCGGTCTGGGCGCGCTGATCTCCGGCGCGCTGTTCGGCGGCTCGTTGCTCGCTGCCAAGCTCATCGGGGGTGCGCTCGCGTTCGGCGCACAGATCGGGCTGGGCAAGCTCACCAACAAGCAGCAGAAGAAGCAGAAGTTCACCGCCGTCCAGGGCGAGGTGCAGATGGGCGGCGACGTGCCCGTCGACGCGCTGCTTGGTACCGGCAAGACGCGTGGGCAGCGCGCCTACTACGCCAAGTGGGGCAAGGGCAACAAGGTCAACGCTGACGTCTTCATCCTGGGCAATGGGTGGTCTGACGGCCTCGAAAACTACTGCTACTTCTACGGCGAGAAGAAGGACATGGTTGCCCGGCCGCTGATCGGCGGTGAGGTCGCGCATCTGGGCGTTGAAGGCTTTGGCGATCTCGTTTCGATCCGCTTCTATGACGGCCGCCCGGGCCAGCCCGTCGACCAGAAGCTGGTCAACGATACCGCGGGGCTCGGCAAGGTCTGGAAGGCGACCAGCCGGCTTAGCGGCCTGACCTATGTCGTGGTCGAGCGCCGCTATGACAGCTCGAAGTTCGACAAGGGGCGTCCGGAGTTCGAATGGGTGCTGCGCGGCCTGCGCGAGTACGACCCGACGAAGGATTCGACGGTCGCCGGCGGCAATGGCCCGCAGCGGCTGAATGATCCGTCGACCTGGACGCACACGCTGAACCCGGCGATCCATCGGCTCAACTATCAGCTGGGCCTGAGGGGCTTGCGTTCTGGTCGCACGCTGATCGGCGAAGGCAAGTCGCTTGGCCAGTTGGACCTGTCGTCCTACTTCGTCGCGATCAACTATTGCCGCACGCTGCGCAAGGGCAAGCCGATCTATCAGTGCTCGCTCTGGGTCAATTCCGAGACCGATCACACTGAGGCCCTCTCGGCCTTTGACGATGCCATGGCCGGCTACGGGTTGAACCGTCGCGGCCTGTCGGGCGTCGTCGTCGGTGCGCCGCAGATCCCGGTGCTTGAAATCACCGAAAAGGACATCCCGGCCGACCGACCGAAGCCGCGCCAGCCGCGCAAGTCGGCCTTCGATCTGTTCAACCACCTGTCCGGTCAGTTCACCTCGCCCGAGGCGATGTGGAACCCGGAGAGCCTGAAGCCGATCGTCGTCAATGCCGACGTCGCCGCCGACAAGCGTGCGCGTCAGACGTCGATCGATTTCCTGCAGGTGTCGGACGCCGATATCGCGCAGTACCTTCTGAACGTCCGCTATCGGCAGAACCGTAAGGGCGGCACGGCAACTGTCCCTGTCAGTCGTCGTGTCGGGCTGAAGGCGATGGAAGGCGAGTGGGTCGGCTATCTTGGCAAGGTCTGGATGATCTCCGAATGGCGCTGCGACGAGGATCTGCGCTTCACTTTCGTGCTGACCGAGGCGGGCGCCGACATCTATGACGATGCCGATATCGTGCCGGGCCCGATCGTCGTGCCGCCGGTATCACCGATCAACCCGTCACAGCTGTTCACGGTGCAGAACTTCGACGTCCACGCCGGCATGATCCAGGGCGGCAACGGCTTCGACGTGCCGGCGCTCGAATTCGTTTGGGACCCTCCGGACGATCCGACCATCACCGATGTACTGTTTGTCTATCGCATCGACGGCGCTGCCGAAGAGTTCACGGATCAATGCGCCGAGCCTGAAGTCGGTCGCTTTCGGACAACCAAGAACGTCATCTCGGAGAAGGCTTATGTCTCTCGGGCGACGATCAAGACGAACCCGGACCGGCTGCGCACCTTCACGCCGTGGCGCACCACGTCGACGATCACCGGATCTCTGAATGTACAGATCGGGCTCGGCCAGGTCCGCGACGACGTTCGGGACCGCTTCGAGGAGCTGCAAGGCGAATTCAACGGGGTCTGGCAGCGCCTTGAAGAGCTGACGGCCGCTTTCTCGCTGGACGGCGCTGTTGGCGAAATCAAGCGTCAGGAGCTGAAGGCGGCGGTCGGCAATGCCTTCGCTCAGATCGTCACCGAGCAGCGTGTCCGTGCCTCGCAGGACGAGGCGCTCGCGCAGCTTTACTCGGCTCTGACGGCAACGGTGGGCAACAACCTTGCCCGATTGATCACCGAGGAGACGGCCCGCGCGACGGCTGACGACGCGTTGAGCAGCCGCATCGGTTCGCTCGATGCTCAAGTCGGCAGTAACCTCGCGCGTCTCGCGACCGAGGAGCAAACTCGCGCCACTGCGGACAGTGCACTTTCGTCCAGCATCACGGGCGTGAGCGCTGACGTGAACAATCGCTTCGCAGGCGGTCTGGTAAAGTTCGAAGCAGCGGCAGATCAGTCGGGCGTGAATGCCCGCTTCTCGGTGATGCTGAGGGCGAACCTCGCCGACGTGTTCAAAGACAGCGGTTTCTACATCGAGATCTACACCGAACTTGGTGTTCTGAAGTCTCGTTTCGCCGTGAAGGCCGACCAGTTCGTCATTTGGAATGGTGGCAGCAATGCCTTCCTGCCGATCGTTATCGAGAACGGCGAACTGAAGCTCAACATCGCGAACATCGGCCTGGTTCGCTCCGGTCGCATCCTCTCGCTCAACGGCAAGATGGATATCAACCTCAACAACGGCACGATCGAGATCTATAGCTGATGGTCCGCACATTGATTGGCGTCGACAGCACCGGCGCCGGCTGCATCAAGATGATGAGGAGCGACGCTGACGATCCGCGCACCACGCCGGACAGCGAGCGATGGAAGTTCCTCTACAACAGCAAGTTCTCGATCACGATGAATCTGGCCGACATGCAGCGGGTCAACCAGATTTCGAGACCGGGCCTCAATGATTCCGGGGTCAACTATTACTATCCGCCCGGGTCAAACAGCGGGAACTTCGTCTACGCGGAGTCATCGGGCGGCGGATCAAGTCACTGGTGCTACAAGAAAGAGCACTTTCCGACGCTCCGCTACGACGTGCCGCTGTTCGACATCAAGGCGAAAAAGGGGGAAGGGAGCAATCGCTATAACCAGCAGATGGTCTTCTGGTTCGACAGCTACGACTATTACAACGGTCAGGGCGGTTTCTACGTCGCCGGAAACTATCAACAGCTCGGCTGGGTAACGGGCACCAATAGCTCGTTCTTCAACAATATCTTTGGGGCTTGGGCGTCTGGCATCATCATCCAGATTACCAGGTTCGACACGATCGACGGCTTCAATCGGTTCCTCTCGCGAGACCGGACGCTGGTTGTTTGGAACCTGCCTGGAAACAATGTTCCCGTCGACGAGGCGCCGGCTCTGGCGCCGAATGGCAGTAAGACGATCAAGATCTCATCGAGCGAGTTCAAGGCAACGAGGCCTGGCTATCCCGTCGATACGGCGACGCCGGCGCAGATCGCCTTTGACATCGGTGCCAAGCTGCCGGTGAAGGTCATCAAGTCGGGCGACATCGCTCTGCCTGCTGGGGTGAGCTATTTCGATGTTGGCTTTCAGATCCCCGAAATGGTCGCGCTCGATGTGCATTTCTACAACAGCGCCACCATCATGTATCCGTGCAATCCACAACTGAATAACTTCGGGGCTGAGTACTGGTTTGACGGCTCGCGGATCGGCTTCGACGCTTCGACCGGCATGCGCGCTCGGTTCATGCTCTACCTCGAAGACAACAGCCCGCCGACGAGCGGCAGCAACAAGGTGCTCCGGAAGTTCAACGATGGTGCGCAAGAGGTGATGCAGATCCTGCGACCAGGTGCTGCGGATCCGCCAGGATGGGCGGACATCGTCATCGATAGCCGGTGGCCGCAGGTGCAGATCCTCGCGCAGGGTTGGATCGACGTGGTTGCAGGCAACGGGGTGTCCTACGACGTTCCGTTCGATGGAACCGGCATGTTTCCCATGGTCAAGTACATTACCACCCACGGGGCCGGCAGAGGAGGCAGCGCTGCACCTGACGGGCTCAATCAGTTGCTCACCTCATGGACCAACGTCTACCGCCTGCCGTTCGTCAAGCGGCTGAAGTACACGGCGCCGGGCAATCAGTCGCATGCGGGCGAAAGCACCTATTGCGAGTTGACCCAGAATAATGCGCGCTTCTGGACCTTCGCCGGCAACGTCGGCGATTACTACAACCGGCGAGACAGCCCCGGAAGCTGGCGCACTACCGGCGCCACTCCTCCCCTTGTCATCCGCTACTACGTTTTCGGCATTCCAGCTTAGGAAGAGCTCCCAACATGACCACTCCTTACACGACAGGGTCGATCACCCTGGCGAATGGCAGCGCCGTGGTGATCGGCGTCGGCACGGCTTGGCAGACTGCCTTGATTGCGGGCGGCACGATTTACGTCGAGGCGGATGGCAACCCGCTGCCGATCCTCACGGTTGACGGCAACACCCAGATCACGGTGGCGATCAAGTGGAAGGGCGCCAGCGGCACCTATCCCTATGCGATCATGCGCGACACAGCTTACGGCCAGCAGACGGTCGCCAACGCGCAGGCGCTTTCGACTTACCTCCAGCGGCTCGATAATCCGTCGTTGTCGGCGTTGGCATCCTTGCTGCCGACGGCGGATACATTGGCTTACTTCAACGGCGCTGCCACTGCCGCTTTGACGGCTTTCGGAGCGGACGCCCGGGCTCTTTTGGCCGGCGGCATTATCGGAAACACCCAGCTGCCGACCCGCATCCGCCAGACCGGCAGCTATTTGCAGGCGGCCAATGATCTCGACAATGTCAGTCAGTCTGGCTGGGTCAACGTACCCAGCGCGAACGTCGCGCTGGTCAACGGCCCACCTTCAGCAGCCGGGGGCGGTGTCCTGACGCTGGTCTTCGATCCGACGACGAAGGTGCAGATCTATGCGCAAGTGGTGACCCAGAACCGCATGTTCATTCGCTACCAGGCTGGCACCTGGTCGGCGTGGGCGGAGATCTTCAATTCGCAAACGATCCTCGGCACGGTGGCGCAGTCCGCGGGCGTTCCAACGGGAAAGGTCATCGAGCGCGGCGCGAATGCGAATGGGGAATATGTTCGGTTCGCTGACGGGACGCAGATCTGCAACATGCGGATAGCGGCGCTCCAAAGCTGCAACATCTCCTTCGGCACCATGTACTACGGCTCGGCGTCGTTCACGTTCCCCAACTCGTTTGCGAGTGCGGCGTCGATCGTCCTCAATGGTGCGGCACGACCAGGTGGGCAGATCGTCATGGTCTGCGCCGAATACAGCACCATGACTGTCTCCAATGGCACCGTCTTCCTGCTGTCTCCGCTGAGCTTCACCAACATCAACACCGACTTGAGACTGACTGCTATTGGGAGATGGTTCTGATGCGCATTGTCTGGTCACCGCAGCGGCGAGACGAAACCGCTGTTATCATGAAGTCCGGCGACGTGCTGACGGTCGACGGCGTTGCCTTCGATTTTTCGCCCTTGCCGGACGGCGCAACACTGCCGGCCGATGCGACAGGTAGCGACTTGATCGGCAACGTCGATCGCATCGCGGGCAAAATTGTCATCACCATGATCCTGCCTCACGGGCCATTGGCTAACGAGGCCGTGCGCTTTCCGCAGCCTTGGGCAGACGTGCCGGATGGCCCGGTCGCTATTCCCGACACCTGGACTGCGCCGGAAGTCACGGAAGCCGACGAGCCGGTTGCTTGGTCGGCGCCGGAAGTGGCGGCAGACGCCGAGGAGGTCGAGCAATGATTGACTGGTCGAAGCAGAAGACGGCCGAACACAAATCGTCAGAAAAGCTGGTCGAGCTGCAGTCGGCTTACACCGTCGCAATTCAGCACCACCTCGACGCCAAGGCGCGCGAACGGCAATACGACGGGATCCAGACGGCGATCACCTATCGCGGCGACCCGAACCCTCAATACCACGCTGAAGGCGAGGCGCTATTTGCTTGGCGCTCTGCCGTCTGGACGTATTCGACAGCCGAACTCGCAAAGGTCCTCGGAGGCGAGCGTGCTCGACCAAATCTTGAGGACTTCATCGGCGAGCTACCGGAGTTTGTCTGGCCGGAGGTCGCATCGTGATGGAACTCTATCGAGGATCAAAAACGTATGGGGATCGGCACGGAAGGAGGGTGATGTGCATCACGCGAACCATTGCTCATTGGTCCACACCGATCAGTGGTCGCCCGAGATGTACGATCGTATCGCGCTCGTTTTACACGAGCGATGGCCTCGCTCTTCTGCCACGAGGAGCCGAGTTTCAATTGGCGGCGACAGGCGAGGTACTGCGCCCCGTCGATCCCAATTCCTGAAGGCTGATCAAGTAGCTCGCGTCACCACCTGAGCCGCGACCGATACCAGCAAGGCCGCGAGCGCGATGGCCGTTCCAAATCGCACGATCTTCATCCGGCGCCCGCGAGCGCCATTCCAGTCATAGCCCATCAGTTCCCCCAGCCGGCATCATGCCGCTTCGGAATGGTGGCCTGTTTTCCTAACGAAGAGGTAAATCCCCGATGAACCGTGAAACGTTCTTCGCTCATGCGAAGCGCGCGCCCTTTGGTGCGACCATGATCCAGTCCCAGGTGGACGGCTTCAAGTTGATCCTCGATGAGGGGAAGCGACGCGGAACGAGCTTGCTGCATCTCGCGGCGATCCTGGCCGAGGCCTATCATGAAACCGGCGGCGCGATGCAGCCGGTCTCCGAAAACCTTAACTACTCGGCGAAGCGGCTAACCGAAGTATGGCCCGGCCGGTTCCCGACGATCGCCAGCGCCAAGCCTTTCGCGAACAATCCGCGCAAGCTCGCTAACCGGGTCTATGGCGGCCGGCTTGGCAATGTTGCTGACGATGACGGGTGGCTCTTCCGGGGCCGCGGCCTCGCGCAGATCACCGGTAGGACGAACTACGCCAAGTTCGGCCTGGCTGGCGCGCCCGAGACGGCCGGAGACATGGTAACGGCCATCCGGATCCTGTTCGACGGTATGGAGCAGGGGCTCTTCACCGGCAAGAAGCTGGCCCACTACGACTACCTGGTCACGACCAATCCCGAAGTGTCCGGTTACCGTTTCTACGCCTCGCGCGCCATCATCAACGGCGACGTGCAGACGAATGGTGGGAAGATCGACGCTTATGGCAAGGCCTTCGAAGCAGCGCTTAAAGCCGCTGGTTATGCGCCGGGCATCAACGTCCCCGTTCCCTCGCCGAAACCGGAGCAGCCGGCGCCCGTCCCGTCCAAGCCGGTCGGTAAGGGCTGGCTGTCGAGCCTCATCGAGGCCCTCGCAAACATCATCATGAAAAGGAGTGGCAAATGACCGCTGTCCTGGTTCGTATCGCCCTGCGCTACGGCGCCGGGCTCCTCGTCGCCAAGGGCATCCTCGCTCCGGAGGCGGGCGCTGATCTCGCGAGCGATCCCGATGTCCTGCAGGTGGCCCAGATCGGCGCGGGCGTCCTGGCCGGAGCGTTGGCAGAACTGTGGTTCTTCTTCGCCAAGCGGATGGGATGGGCCACCTGATGTTGTGGCCGCGCATTATCGTCGGCGGGCTCGTGCTCGCCGGCCTCACCTGGCTCTTTTTCGAGATCCGCGAGGACGGCGCGCAGTCCGTCACCACCAAGATTGAAAGGCAGAACAATGAAGCGGCGAGCCGCGCTCATTCGAAGCGCATTGATTACGATTCCTGCCTTGATGCTGGCGGGCTGTGGAACTTCGGCGCCGGCCAGTGTGACGGCCCTTAGAAGCATTGTCGGAACCGACCTCATCGGCGCGCGAGGGGCGACGCCGGAAGATCAGCGGAAAATAGACCGGACCGTCGTTGGCATTTGCGCCGCGGCGGTCTGGACGCAGGCGGAATGCAAGCGACACGGGGAAAATCGCTGACATGCAGGAAAAGTACACGTCTCTTATCGAGCTGCTCAATGCCTGGTTCGGCGGTGCGGCGACCACCCTTATCGCAGTCTTCGCCGGTCGCCTCATGTGGCACACAAACGAGGTGCGAAAGATGCGACGGAAGTTTTTCGGGAAGGAACTGCTGTGGGAGATGCCGATCGCTGTCGGCATGGCCTTCATCGGTGAAGGATTGGCGACCTGGCTCGCTCTCGGACAGCCGATGGCAACCGGCATGATCGCTGCGCTTGCTTACCTCGGGCCGCGTGGGTCAGAGGTCCTGTTCATGCGGTGGTTTGGGGCGAGGGTCGAGAAGGGCTAAGCCTAGGCTTCAAGAAAAATGCTGTTGCCGGGCCACTAGGCGAATATGATCTGGCCCGGTCGGCTCAATGCGAGCGAATGAAGGTCCTCGAAGGACTTCGAGTCTGAATTCACCACTTTAAGGGTCGCGCCTGGCTTTAGCGACAACGCAACAGCGCGAAGGCTTTGAGTGTTGAACTTCGAACCGTCAACCTCAAGACTGGCGCCGGACAGTGCAAGCGCACGCAAATTATCCGCGTTTTTTCCCTGTATCATTTCAATCCTCATTGCACGTTCAATATGCGCGCAACTTCTCATGGCGGTGTCCATTGTCAATAGCCGTTACGCTAGACCTAGAGCAACAGCCCCTTCTGTCGCCCGTGCGGGCGCAGGTAGCACCGTCATTGCATTTTTCGGATATGGCCGCTGCAGCATCTTCGCTTGCTCCCACTCGGCCGTCATCCATAGCTCGATATCGGCCTCGCTGGTCAGGATCACCGGCATTGCCTTGGCGTGGATCGGCTTGACGACGTCGTTTGCGTCGCAGGTGAGGAAGCCGAACAATTCATGGTCGCCCGCGCGGGGGTTCTTCTGGGATCCGCGCTCGCCTTCCCAAGGCGTCCAGATCCCGGCGAAAAAGGCGAGGGACTTGCTCGCGTCGAGCACGAATTGGCGCTCGGTCTTCTTCGGCTTGGTGTCTTCCCATTCGATGAACGTCGTCCAAGGCACCAGGCATCGGTTTTGCACCCCTAGCCAGCGGCGCCAATGTGGAGAATCCGTCTTGCGGATGTTCGTCACCCCATAGTCCGGCTTGCCCTTCGTCACAAAGGAAGGTGAAGGCATACCCCAAGTGAGGTTCGCGATCTCGCGCTCGCCGTCGCTCGTATTCCGGATCACCGGAGCGACCTTGTCCGGATACGCCTCTTGGGATGGGCTCGCCCGGTTCGTGATATCGCGTGTCGCCTTCGATCGGCGCCATAGCTCGTCAAAGATCACTTCGATGGTGTACTTATTGCACATGCGTCCTCTCAGGCGTTTCGATTGATGCGACCAAGTTGCAGGCCGTTGCCTTCGCGGTTCCCGCATTTCGTGCATTTGAGATGGGGGCGAAGGACGGCGATCGGTGTGTCGGCGCCATACTTGTTCGCCAGTTTCCAGCGGTCAAGCCAGTTGCTAAAGCCGCAGGCGGCGCATCGCGCGCCGATAATCTCCCATTCGGCCAACTCGCGAAAGGTGAGATGTCCGATGCCCTCTTCAGGATCGATCTGGCGGCGGTCGGAAACCAACTCAATTCCTCGGTCGTGCTTCATCCTTTAGCCTTAGGTATCGCGGCACGGCTCCGCATCAACTGCTCAGCCTTCGACCTTGCCGTTCTTCGCGACCAGCAGGATCCGCGAGCCTTCGCGAAGGACGATGCGCCGGGTCGAATATTGCGGCACCAAGGCATCGAACGCGGCGCGAGCGGCGCGTATGTTATCGGCGCCGGCGAGCGACCTGGTGCGCTTGCCGGCATCGTCGGTTTCGTCGATCGCGTGATGGAACCGGTCGCCAAAGAAGTTGAGCCGCTCGGCCTCTGGCATATCCTCGACCTGGCACTCTTTGCCGACCTCGCAGACGAATTGTCCGTCGACATTCCGGAGCCATGCTCGTATGCGCCGGCCGTCGAGCTTGCCGTTGGCCTGGAAGCAGATCTGCCAATCGCCTTTAAGGAGCACGAGTTTCAGGTGGGACGGGTAGGGGGCGATATTATAGAGGACGCGCGCCATGGCAGGCACCTGACTTTCGGATCGTGATTAAGGTTGCCGCGCTGGCGGCCAGATTTGGGGGCGATGTTCGAAGCAGAACCACGTGGGCTCGCTCTTGCCGATGGCATAGCCAAAGGCGCCCCACTTCTTGCAGCCGGGCTCGCTGCAGTAATGAACGTATAGGCCGGTCTTCGGCTTCGGTGCTGCGCCGAGTTCGTCGCTCATGACGTTGCCGCAGCGATCGACGCGGCAAATGCTTCATAGCTTTCTTCGCAAGCGGCCGCGGCGTGCGCGGCCGTGCGCGCGGCGCCATTGAGGCGGCGATGCCGAGCGATGTCGATGATGCCGACCCCGCAAGTCACAAACCAGAGCCAGTGGTCGCCCGCAATGGCGCGCTCAACGCGGCCGATTGTCCGATCGCCATGGCTTCCTTGAAGAGTTTGCCGTTCGCTGGAAGGCCGGCGCCAGCGGTACTTCAGCGCGACGCTGGTCATGCATCGTTCTCCATCGAGCGATCGAGGGAGGGTCGCCAGCCGCGGGCGAAGCCGACGCTCATCGTGGCACCGGCGCGCGCCAACTGCTCGCGAAGCTGTTTGCAGTCATCGAGGAGCGTCCGAATGGTGGCTTCCTTGTCGCCGTCATGCCAGGCGAGCGCAGCGGTGAACTCGTCCACGACCTCGCTGCCTTCCTCGATTTCAGTTTGCCGTTGGGGCGCGGACATGGCTTCTCCTTCTCCAGTTCGCACCGGAGTTCTTCATTCATCTGTTTTCGGGTTGGCGGCCGCATCGCCGTGGAATGTTCTTATAATGTTCTCATGCGGACCGAGAGTCAACGCCCCTTAAATTGGGGAGTGTGGATCAGTGGACCGCCTCGGTTTTCGCTTTCCTGATGACCACGCCACTTGCCTCGTCGAACATGCTAGCCTTGGCGTCGAGTGCTAACCAATGGTTATGCGCAAGCTCGATCAGCGCGTCGGCGACCTCTTGCTCGGTCCAGCCCGCTGCCCCGGCGCAATCGGCCACCCTCCGGAAGGCGCATTCGATCGCCATCTGACAATCAAGGTCGCGATCCGGATACGAGCCTCCCCGCTTCGGGGCTGAGAACATCGGCTGTTTCGGCATAGGCGCTCCTCCATCGCGGGCAGCTTAGACGTTTTCTGCGTTTCATGCGTTAATGCGTCATGTCTAAAACAGTTCGTAAGAAATCTGTTTCCGCGGCACTTCCCGAACCGATGCCCCGCCGTGTCGATCCTTGCGTCGCCACCCTCGTCGACAAGCCTCCGAAGGGGCCAGAGTGGGCGTTTGAGGTGAAGTGGGACGGATATCGTCTCGCTATCCACGTCGAGCCAGGCGGGGTGAGGGCGATCACGCGGGGCGGCTATGACTGGACACGCAAGTTCGGACTGATCGTCGCCGAGGCGCGCGAGCTCGGGCACGCATCCATGATCCTCGATGGGGAGGCCGTCGTTCTCGACGACCAGGGCCGATCAGATTTCGGGCTGCTGCAGCGCGCCGTCGGCAAAAAGCCGAGCCTGCACGATGCCGGCGAGATCATCTTCTATGCCTTCGACCTTCTCTACCTCGACGGCCAAGACCTCAGGATGATGCCGCTTGTCGAACGCCGGCAACTGCTCGAACCGATCGTCGCAGGCAGGACTGGCGCGATCCGCTTCTCGGAGGAGGTGCACGCCGATGGCGCCGAGTTCTTCCAGGTCGCGTGCGAGATGGGACTCGAAGGCATCATCGCGAAGCGACGGGATAAGCCCTACCGGTCGGGCCGCCGACCTGAGTGGCTCAAGATCAAGTGCACTCGACGCGATACCTTTGCGATCGTCGGTTATGAGGCATCGACCATGCATGGCGCGATCGGCAGGCTGCTGCTGGCGGCGAGGAAGGGAGATGATCTCGTCTATGTCGGAGGGTGCGGCACAGGGTGGAGCAATCAGGAATCGGCGGCGCTACGGAAGCTTCTCAATGCGATACCTGCCGATCGGCCGCCCGTTGCGCTGAAGCGAAAGGGAGCTGTCTCCGTGCGGCCGCTGCTCGTCGCCGACATCGAATATCGCGCGTGGACACAAGACGGAAAGTTGCGGCACCCGTCGTTCAAGGGAGTACGCGAGATGGAAGGGCCGTCTGAGGTATATGAATTGAGAGATCCGTCGCGTTAAGGCTCGCGGCATGTACTCAGTTAAGCGACCACCAATATGTCGACATGTGAATTCGCATGTTGTCCCAAGCAGGCCAAGTCGTCTGAGCCCACATATTGGCGCTTCCGAGATATTTCACGGACTCGTGCATGTTGTCATACACTCTGTGGCTGATCCAAGTTGCATGGCTTTCGTCCATCGCCGCCAACTTGGCGGCGAAGTTGGGAGATTGGCCGATCCAGATCAAATCGTTTGCGCCTCTAATGCCGCCGCGAGCGGCGAGGACGGTGGAGGTATCAACGCCGACGACGTGCTTCATCACATAGTTTGTGTTCGGATATTGCAGTTTTTTGGCTGGTTCGATGATGTTCTTGACGGCCCAATTGATCTTCAATGCACAACGCACTGCACTGGTGTTTTTGCTGTCGCCCACAAAAATGCCCATAACTCGGTCGCCATCGTACGATCGAATCTCGCCACTTTCCGACCGAATGATCCGCGCTGCGCATCGCAGGAACGCCTTGTATTGTTCAGCAGCAAATTCCTCTTGATAGTTGTGAGCTAGCTTCGTCGAATCTGCGAGATCGGCGTAGAGCATGGTCACCTCAAGCTTTACGCCATCATTGCCCAGCTGCACGTCCGTGTCTTGTGGTACCACGCGTCCGTCGCGTTTCGACCACGCCGCTTTGTAGATTGCTGCGACCTCGCCCTCGAGATCTGACTTTATCCCCATAGCCACCAGCTCTCCTGAGATGTCGCCAGACTAGTTCCCTATTTGTGGGAGGCGCGCATTGTTGATGGATGTCCCTAGCAGCAAGATGGCCCAGGGGAGTACGCTCAGCATGGTGATGACCATAGCGTTTTTTAGATAGTGGAATTTGGCTTGCACGATTTGAGAATTGCGCCAGATCTGGTGGGTAAGATCCTCTAGCAATGCCTCTCCAGAAACATGGGTGTACGCCTGCAAGTAATCAGAAGCGCTACGCTTGCCGATCTCCACAAAAAATACAAGTGAACCTTGTACTCCGCGCAAATGGGGGTATGTGCAATAGTAAAGATTGATCATAACCGCGCAAGCAGCGGCGCAAAATAGGATCCCTGGTACAGTTACATACCAATGCTTCAAATCACTGAGTGTCACATTGAGTGCCGCAATAGCAATCTGAGCAGATGTCATAGCAAAGAGAGTTGTAATTTTGGCGTCTATCCTTGGAAAAAAGGAATGGATCATGACTAGTTGCCGCTCTGCGGCCTCAATCCGAAACTCTACGTCCATTTCGTCACCACGGCTTCCGGATAAATTTCGATCTGAAGACATCGTGGTCCTTCCCGGCAAACTTAAATGTTCGGCTCTCCCAAATTTCGCTTCCGTCGTCATTGACTTTGACCCCGGCGTTCATGTTCTTGTACACGTCGCCGTGGATAGTGACACAGTAGGGGTAATCCCGAACATCTGACAGCTTTGCTGCCATGCTCGGGGCGCGGCCTATCCAAATGAGATCATTGTTGTTTCTTATGCCGGCTCGAACCGCCCTTGCTGTGCCAGTGTCCACGCCTATGCCGCAGCGTAAATGAATGTTGGCGTTCGAAACTGAGGTAAACTTCTTCAGGGCCTTCGGACCGATAATCTTCTCGGTGCAGTAATAGATTTCCTGCGCGCATTTGACTGCGTGTGTGTTCTTCGAGTCTCCGATGAAGACGCCCATCACTCGGTCACCGTCGAAGCTTCGGATCTCTCCCTCGTAGGCTCGAATAAGGCGTGTGGAGCAGTCTAGGAACGCCCTGATGATCTTGGCGGTGGTCTCCCAAGGGCAGGCGGCTGCTATCGCTCCGGAACCGGCCAAGTCGGCGTACAAAAACGTTGCGGACAATGAGACGGCCTGCTTCGAGCCGACGTCTTCAGTAGTTGGCACGACTTTGCCATCACGCTCTTCAAAGGAGGTGCTGAAACTGTCGTCGACTGCGTCTTCCAGTATTTCTTTCCAGCCCATCTGTCTGTGCTCAAATGTAAGTTGAGGATTTTTGGTCGTTCACCCGCAGGCCGTCAATCAGTGAGCGGGCATATTCACAAACATTTTGGAGGGGCGGTCGAATGCTAGTCGGCTTCCTATGAACCTTTAGAGAACATCCCGTGGGACTTCCGTGGGACTTTCGGTTCCCACACATACTTTTCCACGCCGTTTGTTCCTTTTTCGATCCAGGCCGCATTTT